CAAGCTTGCCGATCGCCGTGCGCACGGTGCTTTCACCCGCGCCAAGTTGACGGGCAATGGTCTCGATAGAAGGCCAGCACACGCCTTCGTCGTTGCTGTAGTCGGCCAGGCGCGCCATGATGGCAACGCTGGTCAGCTTCATGCCAGCNGCGGCACAAACGTCCCAGACATAGCCTTGTAATTTAGTGCTCATGGTCGTCCTTTATTTCTCTGAAATCGCGCTTGAAGATTTGGAGTGGTTTGAAGCATTCGTGAGGGTAGTCACTCCGCAGATAGATAACTCGGCGCGATTCTGGCTCCCACCGTATGACACGGACGGGGATGCCTCTTCTGTCACGAAACCACCTGTCGACATCCCGCATAATTTTTTCGCCTTCCGGTTAAAAACACCCACGATTCGACTGGCGCGACTGTGGTTACAGGACACCCAGCGATTTAGTACTCTGCGCTCATACCGAAACAACGGAGTACCCGGAACGGGCTTCATCCGGAGTTGCGGTAAGCGGCTTTTAGCCGTTAAACTGTTCATGCGTTGGTATCTCCACTACGATCGACACGCCGCGACGCCAGGGGCTGCAACCCGCTGGCGTCATCTTTTTCTGGCAGGCAGTAGACGCGCGAAATAAGATTCAGGAACGTCATCAGCGTGACGCGGAACTGATAGGCGATTTCATTCAGGCTTTGCCACTCGCCGCGTGTAACCACTCCATCATCGATATATTCACGGTAAGCACTTACCAGGCTGCCTAACTGCCCGACTAGTTCGGCCAGCTTCAGGCCAATTTCTTCGTTCTCATCTTCGTAAGCAGTGCCGGGAAGATGGGTTCCATTATCTGTTTCACGAGAAAACGCATCAGCCACATAGCTGACACCAGCCGCTTTTTGCAGAGTCATAGCCCAGCCCATCGGGAAGATCTGATCACCACCAGCGCGCAGGCGATTAAACAGAGCGTCCTCAGTGACATCGATGATTTCGGCAGCCTCGCTATACCCACCAGGTAGCGCAGCGATAGTTTTGCGAACGGCGGCCACAAGCCATGCCGGCTGCTTTTCTACTTTCCAATGTTCATTACCCACGGTTCGCCCCCTGCTGCTGTGGTTCAGTCAAAACGGGAGTTCCGCTAGTCTTTTGATATAGCGAGGCATTGAATTTGAGCTTCCCGTTAGTACGAGCAGCTGCTTCAGCCGCTCGCCCTTTCGGGATGAGTTTCCCAGGGCGAGTACGCCATTGATAAAAAGCTTCGGGTGAGACCCCGAAGAACTCGGCAGCCTTATTTGGAGAGCCAAAGTACTGTTCCAGATCAGTCGTAGTCATAACATCCTCCTAAGAATATTTAGATATTATTACCTAATCTTTTTTAGATCAATAAAAACTAAGATTACTTAGGTTTGATTGATGAAGGTTTGAAATGTGGGAACATTAGGAACGCGCTTAAGGACGTTAAGGAAGCAGAGAAAGCTAACCCAGGGTCAGCTTGGAAAGGCCCTGGGTGTCTCTGATGTGACAGTGGGTTATTGGGAAAGAGATCTTAACGTGCCGGGTGGTAAATCGCTGACTAAACTAGCGAAGTATCTCGGTGTTAGCGAAGGCTTCCTTTTGTATGGTCAGGAGGATGAGTCAAATGTAGGCATTGCACCGCCGACTGCGCAACAAATCCCAATTATTAGCTATGTTCAGGCCGGAGCATGGTCGCCGGAATGTGACGCAAGAAATCTAGAAGGAACAGTAGATTATATTTTGACCTCTGAATTCTATTCGTATTCAACCTTCGCTCTTAAGGTCAAAGGAAAATCTATGGAGCCAGAATTCATCGAAGGTGATGTAATTATCGTCGACCCGGAGCTGAACCCGGGCCCTGGTGATTATGTTGTCGCAAAAAACGGTAGCGATGAAGCCACCTTCAAAAAATACCGCGCAAGAGGCATTGGCGAGAACGGTGAAGAAATTTTTGAGCTTGTTCCCCTAAATGAAGATTATGCGATCCGTAATTCAGAAAAAGAAAACATTCGAGTAATCGGTGTGGTTGTTGAGCATCGCCGCATGATGCGACGCTCTAAGTAATAAGTCTCTGCCCACTCATCTGTATAGAAAATCTAAATCTAATTAGGTTTTCTTCTTGACCTTAAATCTAAGTTATTTTAGATTCATCTCGTCATTCACCAACTGTGTAATCCATAAAGTAATCGTACAACAGGAGAGAGCATTGGTTGGCACGCACATAGAAGCTTCGTTGTCCGGGCCAGTGGCTGGGGAAGAATCCAGTACAAACCGACCGGCGGCCAGATCGGTGCCAGGTTACGCAGTGCTCTCCCCGTTGTGGTGAATGCGGCTCAGCGCGCGCGGGGCCACAAAGTAACAAAACGCAGTGTGTAGTCATTGGCGGCATCGGATCTTATTTTCCCGTGAAGGTGCCGCACTTTTTTTCGCATAGATGCAAGCGCGCTCCGGCACTCTCCCTCAAGTGTCTGGTCGTTAATGCAAACTCCTTCCGGAGCGCGCTTTCATCTGTGTGGAGATACCAGGGCGGTTGCAGCCGCCCGCTTCATTAAGCGCCCCTCGCTGTTCCGGGCGTTTATTAAAGCGAACCCATTTTTATTAATCGCCAGCCGGCGAGGGATTCGTGCAACCAAAAATCGCGCGTTGCAGCGCGCAGGAGATACCAACATGCGAATGAATGCCAAAGAGCTGATCGCCGAAGCCAGAGCGACAGCCCCTACTCTGCCACCAGCAGCAGCAAAGTTAATGACCGCTATGGCAGACCGTCTCGATCTACAGTTCGTGGTGCTGTGCGAATCGCGGAACGAGGCAAAGCAGCTGGCTGCGGAAAATGCTGCGCTGAAGTCTGGAGCTTCATATTTCTCATACGGGTCTGAGCATTATTTCGAATATCACAAAACGGCTGAGGAAGCTGTAGAGGCAGCTGAAGCTGCAATCGACGACTATCGCGGCGACGCTTGCGATGGATGGAGTGAAGAAGTCGACAGCATCTGCTGGGGCGTGATTATGCAGTCTTCCACGAAGGTTGGTGAACGCCCACGCAACGAAGATGACCGTTGTGACCCGGCGATCGATACGGTTTGCGATTATGCGCTGCTGCCTAATATCGAAACTCCCGCCACCGACGCATACGCAGCCTCCCTGCGCGCAGAAGGGGTGGAGATGCTGCGGCAACATCCGGCGATCCAACTTTGCAGCCTGACCCATGTTTGCGATGAAGTGGTCGCCCAGCTCCGCAGCAAATCGAACGAGGCGGTAAAATCCATCGCAGGGGAAGGCCAATGATCCATTTCCATGGCGGCCCTATTACCCCAGATACCTGCGCTTTGAAAGCGTGGAAATCTCGCCATGCTTTCATCAGCTTTGCTAACGCCGGCCAGTTGCCGCTCGCAAGTGAGGTGTGCCAGTCATTCGCTTTGGATAACGGTGCTTTCAGCTTCTGGACTAAAAATCGCGTCGTTAACTGGCATGAATATTACGCCTTCGTCGCGCGCTGGGGTAATCACCCGCGATTCTCCTTCGCTGTCATTCCGGACGTCATCGGGGGCAGTAGTGAAGAGAATGACGCTCTTATCGCTGAGTGGCCACACGGGAAATTTGCTGGCGCTCCGGTCTGGCACATGAATGAACCAGACGAGCGCTTCATCCGGTTATGCCGGGACTTTCCACGAGTATGCATTGGAAGCATGGGCGAGTACGACGCAAAACGACCGCGCCGCTGCGTTGCCAGATTACGTGACCTGATCCGACACGTTGTCGATGAGAACGGCTACCCGATTACAAAATTACACGGCTTACGAATGCTGAANGCCGACATTTTCAGGCACATCCCTTTGTCCTCNGCAGACAGTACTAACGTCGCACGCAATATCGGNATCGATAAAGCCTGGAAAAAATCAGCCTATGCGCCGGCAAGTAAAGAGACGCGTGCAGCGGTACTTGTTGAACGTATTGAGTCAATGAACAGCGCCAGCTCACTGAACTATGACGCCGGGCGCGACAGGTTTATGCCACAACTGGCCTTCGAAATTTAAGGAGTCAGCATGACAGCAGAAATCATCGACCAGGCCAACGAGCTGGTAGAGCTCAACCTGGCGCATGCCTTACAGCGCATTCGCATCGACCGTAACGCTGTTTCCGCTGAGCAATGCGAAGCATGTGGCGTGGACATTCCTGAGGCGCGCCGGGCTGCCGTTCCCGGCTGCAAAACCTGCGTGGATTGCCAGCAGCTGAAAGAGCTGCGAGGAGCCGCCCATGCTCGCTAAATTAATCGCGCTGCTGAACGGCACCAGGCCGGAAAGCACAGAGTTCGATTACACCCGACAGTACTGGGGCCACGCCCTCCACTTCGTTCACGGCTTCAAGCCAAAAGGGAAAATGGAGATCACCGGCCATTTCTTTGGCGCCGGGCTCATTCACGAGAAGAAGCCCAAGAAAGGCGACACGTTCACCATCGCTTTGACCGGCAACCGGACCGGCGTCCTTTGCATAAAGGCCATCGAGTTCTACCGCGATCCGAGCGATATGTTTTACGCCACAGTGACTTTCGAGGGGTTGAAATCATGACCGCACAACTGAGCCGGGAGCGGCTGGAAGAAATCGCATCTTATGGAATTGGTGCCGAAAATTATCCGCGCCGCGCCGAGTGGATGCAGATGGCCCGCATGCTGCTGGCGGGAATGGACAGCGAGCCGGTGGCGAAGGTGGATAATATCGGGGTCTGCTGGTACGCCGACGACGGGGTATCACGCAAACCTGCCGTTGGTGCCGCTCTCTACATCGCACCGCCATCGTCGGTGGCTGTGCCTGATGAACTAACCCGAGAAGAGTACAAGCGGCGTTTCATGGAAGAAGATAATTTTGATGATACCTATCGCAGTGGGTGGGAAGCCTGCCGCGCCGCCATGCTCAAAGCAGGGCCTGTAACGGCGGCTACGTGGATTGCTGAGGCTAAAAAGATGGCAGAAATGCACGGTACTAGTTTTGTGGTGTTCCGTAACGGCGAAGAACCACAGTGCGCCGACCCAAGCAAGGTCGTTATCAGTTTCAGTGATAAGGGGCTTGGATATCCGGCAGCGCCCGAGCAGGAGGGGTGATGACCAGCAAACTAAAGCTGCGGCGCCAGCGCCTACTGCGTGAAGATGTGATCTGGTGGCGCGCTGAAGCAATGGACTGTAAAGCGCGCCTGCTGGAGTTGGCAAACCTGCTGGAGGAAGCCCGCCGGCAGCGCGTACCGATGCCGGTGCTGGTCCCAGCCAGGATAATCAAGCAGGTGGCTCCGGCCACCAGCGAACCGAAGATTTGTATCAGCTGTAACGACGGCGCCCGTCACGGGTGCTCGTCATGTGCGTACCGATTGAAATAGCCGGTTGCAGCCGGCAGTGGAGAATCAATGTCAAGAATGATCCCTTTAATCGACTGGGCTAAAGAAGAGTTCGGCGCAGATGCTCCAAGCGAGCGTGTCCTCAAGAAATATGCCAAAGGCAGAATGATGGTGCCCCCTGCTATTAGGGTGGGACGATGCTGGATGGTAGATCGCGAGGCCAGATTTGTGGGTGTCGTTGCAGCACCTCAAATACCGACCAATGCCAACCCCAGATTACGACGGATTATCGAAGATGGCTGCTAGACCACGTTCACATAAAATCTCTGTACCTAACCTTTACTGCAAGCTGGATAAACGCACGGGGAAAATATACTGGCAATATAAGCATCCCCTTTCCGGACGCTTCCATAGCCTTGGAACTGATGAGGCCGAGGCAAAGCAAGTTGCCACAGAAGCAAATATGATTATTGCGGAGCAGCGCACCCGCCAGATTCTCAGCGTGAATGACCGACTGGCTAGGATGAAAGGCAGGAGAACCGATATCACGGTTACAGAGTGGCTGGACAAATATATGGCCATTCAAGAAGAACGACTCAGACACAATGAATTACGACCAAATTCTTTCAAGCAAAAAAATAAACCAGTTCGTCTGTTCCGTGAACATTGCGGTTTGCAACACTTGAAGGATATTACCACCCTCGATATTGCCGAGATCACTGATGCGATAAAAGCAGAAGGACATAACCGCATGGCGCAAGTAGTGCGTTTGGTGTTGATAGACGTCTTTAAAGAAGCGCAGCACAGCGGCCATGTTCCACCCGGATATAACCCTGCGCAGGCAACTAAGCAGCCGAGAAATAAAGTCACCAGACAACGACTTTCTCTGGATGAATGGAAGAAGATCTACACCAGTGCTGAACAACAAGAGCCTTATCTTCAGTGCGGGATGTTGCTGGCTTTGATTACAGGCCAACGTTTGGGAGATATTTGTAACATGCAATTTAAAGATATTTGGGATGATATGCTGCATGTGGAACAGGAAAAAACAGGCTCGAGGCTGGCGATACCTTTGGATTTGAAATGTGATGTGTTAGGCCTAACTCTAAGGGACGTTATTTCGAAGTGTCGCGACGCTGTTATCAGTAAATATCTGGTACATTTCAGGCATACATCTGCCCAAGCAGCTAGAGGAGATAAGGTTTCTACAAGTTCACTAACAACCACTTTTAGAAAGGCGCGAGATAAAAGTGGTCTTAATTGGGATAAAGGGACTGCTCCTACTTTCCATGAGCAACGTTCTTTATCGGAACGGTTATACAGAGAACAGGGTGTAGATACGCAAAAACTCTTGGGGCATAAAACACAGAAAATGACGGACAGATATAATGATGACCGAGGGAAAGACTGGGTGGTAGTGAGCGCAAAAACAGGGTCGTGAAGAGGGAGTTTTGGGGAAAGGTTTTGGGGAAAGTTTTGGGGAAGAATTCAAACGCCCAATAAAAAACGGGAACCAACAGGTTCCCGCTTTTGTGCAACCCGCAGCGCGGATTACATGTTCGCGATAATCGCGTCGCCAAACTCTGAACATTTCAGCAGCTTAGCGCCATCCATCAGACGTTCGAAATCGTAGGTCACGGTTTTGG